TCCGTCGCCGTGCGCCGTGTCTCAGGCATCTGTCCACGGGCATACTCTGATACGCCGCTTACAGTGTTGATGTCTCCCTCAATAACATTGGAATGGTTATACATTTCAGGAGCTAAAGGAACTTGCGGTAACGGTTGCACCACTCCAGCAAGATCACGGTTCTCGTCAATGACGGGAACGAAACGTCCGTCATCGTCGGATTCTAACGCTTCACGGCCTTCAGGCCCAAAAGAACGCTCGTGATACAGGTACTTTCTGGCGTACCGTTTTCTGTGATTCACCATCTGTGAACGAGTCTTATTTAGTTCCTCTTGCAACGATTCGATTGCTTCAAGATCACCCATCGGATAGAACACATCAGGAACGTCGTAGTTTCGGATCATCGCAAATGGGTGACCCATGTGGTACGGCATCGGTTGTGGATCAAGAAGATAATCGTCGCCGCTACTGGCGCACACCGACAACGTACCGTTTTCTAAATCGTAGTATTCGTAGAGAGTAACTCTCGCTGAAACTTCGTTGTATCGTTCCCGTTCGTCGTCACCATCCCAGCGGTAACGAACACCAGCATCACCGACAAGGTTCTGTCGAACCGATCTTTTGTAGCGAGTGTCTTTTTTGACTTCGGCCAGAGGACGCACGATGCGTTGACATATCCAACGGGCATCTTCCAAACACGTAGCTTCTGGATCAACCATCATGTCGAACGGCGAAATTCGTTCCACGAACGCTTGATCTTCAACAACTTCCATCGTTTTGTGAGGAATACTGTCCATCACATCTTCATCGGATGGAAGATCATTCATCATTTCGGGGTTGTCGTAAGCGAACTGATCTACTTCGTTTGTGGCCCTGTTGTATTCTTCGGCCATTTCAACAGGAGACAAATCTCTTTCCTGTTCAACGAATCGCCAACCAACTTTCAGCCACCCATGCCCGATGATAAGAAAGTCTTTGACAGCACGACGAAACGGTTTCCGATAGTCGTGATGTCGCCACAAATAGTTGATTACTGCTTCAACAAAGACGGCTCGTGATTCGTCACCCTCTTGGTTAGCAACAACAGTAATCGTTGGATGATTCACAGCGACACTTGGCCCAATTACATTGACCGTTGAGAAAGCCATGTTCACAGAAATGCGATCATTCGTCACATTTCCTTCATACCCACCAACACCGCCGCCAAACGTTTTCCCTCGATAAAGGTCAATCATTCGACGCCACTTAGCGTCGTAGCCTTCTTCGCTACGCCACCTGTAAGTGTTATCAATTCTCTCTTTAGTTTGAGAGAACCGTTCGGCTTTCGACATTCTTGCCATAGTTACACCCAACGCCTGCCTTGATAAACAGGTTCATGCCCACCAGCTTGAGCCTCTGAAATAATTTTTTTCTCTCGTTCCCTCATAGTGAGATCACGATCTTCAGGAGGCAGCATCTTTCGTCTAGTTTCGCCTCGGGCAATCGTCACCGATTTCAATCGAAGGCGACGCTCATAAAGTTCCCTGAGTTCTCGCAAAGGAACATCTCGCCTAGCAAGAACATATTCAGCAAACTCTTCAAAGCTGGCCCCATCATCTAGGACCGCCACCGTCAGGTACTTTGAACAGCGCTATCAGGCTGAGGAAGCCCAGGACCAGGTGCTACCCGACCTGTTGTTCCATGCTGATTGAGAGGCGTTTCCCGAATTTTCATTCCAGCACCTTTATCACCAGGATGAACTTCGTTCATTTGACCAGTAAATCGGGGTTTGTTGGGTTGCGCCCCACCTTCAGCGGGGGGTCCATTATAAAGTTGTGCATGGTTGATGCGCATTGTTTCGCCCATCCCAGATGCGTTATATTTGCGATTACTAGCCATTATCGGCTGCTCCAATCATAGACATAAGTCCTATAGACATATTTAAGCTGTCCCACGAACAGTATTCACACCGATGGTATCGCCTACAGGTTCATGCTTGTTGGCTTTCCTCATCCACCAATCAAACGTGTAGGTGTCATCCACCTGTTGAACATACTCGGGAATAAAAGCGTATTTGCGCATTTGGTTGGCTAAAGCTAACGCCATCACACGGTCATCGTGTGGAGAACCTGACATGCCGCCACGCTCATTACGCACATAGGTACGCAACTCTGCCAACGTATGTTGGCATCTCAAAACGATTTCATCGTTACGCAACGCCATCGACAAATCGTCAATCATCAACGGCTTAGAAGTCCTCGTCGTTTTCCACCCAAACTCTTGTGACATGCGATCCGTTTGACTATTCAACGACCGACGCCGAAACATGTTCGGATACCCCAACTGACGTAACTGAGTGATAGTAGTCAACCCGTGGTTATTTGACTCCACACAACACAAAGCATTCCCGTACCAAATTCCAATGTTATAAACCTCGTAAGCAAGCTCATCAGGTGGGATATGGCCGTGCCATACGGCCACCTGTTTCCCTTCCTTCGCATCCAAAACCTGGATACACGAATAATCGCCATGACCCAACCCCTCAGCCGTGTCCACGCCAAGGACGTATCCGTTCCACCGCTCGGGTTCCTGCCACAACGTCAACATCTGAACTCCAAAACTTTGGGTTGAAGCTCATGGAGATACCCGTAACGGCCAGCCTGCACATGAATCTGCATAGCATCAAGAATGTCCAAATCAAACACAGGATTTCCCGAACGAATAAAAGCCTCTTCGGGGGTGGTCGGGTATTCCTGAGCCAACTGCCACGGCAACATCGACTCTCGCTTCGACTGATACCACGCATCATCCCTATCCTCCGTAGCAGACCAAGGAAAAAACATTGGCGAAAACTTGTTGTTACCCGTCGTAGCCCCAGTCCACAAATGGTGATAAAAGTTGCCCGACCCATTCGCCGTGGAAAGGCCAATAATGCGGCCCCCCACATCAGCGACAGGCTCAATACTCGCCCACGCCTCCTCAGCATTAGGCAAAAACGCCCACTCATCCACAACAATCAGAGTCGCAGACTCACCACGGGCAGGATCACTAGCAGAAGGCATCGACACAATCTGAGAACCATTGTCGAACGCCATGCGCTGCTGGTGTTCGACCAAAGACTTAGGTCCACGATCCACCATCCAACCAGGCAAATGCTTATGCCCATACTTCGTTTTGCGAAGCAACAACACCGCCTCACGCTCAGTACGAGACAAATCAATAATGTTCTGATCCGCATAAAAAAACGCCAACCAAAACTGGTGCGCCGCAACAAGCGTCGTCCACCCAATCTGACGTGCCTTCAATGTAAGCGAATACCTATTTTCGGCCCACTCTTCAAGAGCTTTCGACTGAGCCTCACGTAAAGCAAAAAGAATACGGCCATAAGCAGGGTGAGCAATAAACCAATAATTCTCAAAAAAATATTTCTCACTACGAACACACTTCCGCCACTCAACCTCTTGCCGCAACTCCGCCAAACGAGACACTAGTAACCCAAAAAGTCGTTTAACATCTCATTACCCCAAGACCTAGAACGAAGAGCCTCCTCAAATGCCCAAGAACGATGATGCAAATCATCCAACTCCCAACGCAACTCCTCCCCAGACTCACGATCCAACTCCTCAATCCACTCCTCAAACTCGTCAAGACGCTCAGAAAGCTCATCAGCGCCATCAACGCTTTCACTCAAATCTTCCAAAACATCTTCCATCGCATCTAAACGGACCAAAATCGCAGGGTCAGTTCCTTGGATTGAGTTCATATCGGTTTGAATCCGATTAACAGACTGCTCCAACTCCCCAATACGACCAGCAACCTGCGCAGCATTCCACACAATCACCCCACTAGTCACAGCCACAGACATAATCAAACCCAACGTCAAACGAGAAATCTTGATCTGACGAAAATCCTGCTCCAAATCCTCAGCCATTACCCCTCACCCCCATCAACACGCTCAGGCACATACTTCTTATACGGAAACATCGACGCAGAATCACCAAAAACAGTCACATCAGGAAACCACACCCGATCAGCACGCCTATATTTACGCACAATCGGAGGAATCCGAAACCCCTGACCCGCACACACCGAAACCCTAAAATCAGTCATCTAACAACCCATACCCTTACGCAACTGCTCCCAAACAGACCACTGCGATTCAGTCCAATTATGGTCAATCGCATTCATCAACTGAGAACACTGCGCCGTATAACCACCACCAACAATCAACTCAGTACGAACCCCAACAGGCTCCTCCTCACCACCAGGCCACAACATCATAAGACCACTAATCCCAGCAATAAGCGCAATAACAGCAGCCGTAATCGCCTTAACGATCCTCTTAACAGCCTCAGACCAAACATCGGCCCTCTCCGCAACATCCTCTATCGACACAACATCCCCCTACTGGCACGACTCACACACCTCAGGGTCCTCCAAACCACACTCCAAAGGCTCATCATCCAAAAACGGGTCAGTCAACAAATCAGGACGCTCCCCCAACGCCTCCAACTGCATCCACATACCATCATCACGCAAATCCTGTAACCCAGTCACCGACTCTTCCTAGTATGCGTCACCTTTTTCCCAACCCTCTTCGCCCGCTTAGAAGCCGCAGCACGACCCTTAGCCGTATACGGATAATGTTTCCTACCAACCCTAGGCATCGTCCAAACCACCTTTAATCAAACGCAACGAAGCGACTTCCTCTTCCAACAACGAAGCTAACTCATCATCACTAAAAGACTGAGCGTCCCGCTCATCCTCCATAACCACCTTACGGCGAGGAGTAAACTTCTCAATATACTGCAAATACAACGACGCAGCCTTCACATCACCATTAGCAGCCTGCTGCCAAAGAGCATCAATGACGCTCTGCACCCTTTCAGGGTTGATGTTCAGTTCCGCTGCACGACGATCCCACTCACGAACAAAACGGGGGTCACGTTTGATACGCCGAATTGAGTCCTGATGGATGGCGTGTTCGCCAGCCCATTCCTTTTGGGTGCGAGGGGACCTCTCAGGTCCCTGAAGCAACCACTCCAGTAACAACTTCCAGTTCTCGGGCATGACTCGCTGATGGGAGTCCTCGTCCCAAGCCCATCCTCGTCCTCCACCGTTCTGTGGCATGTATGCGCTCCTCTGTTGTGTATCAATACCATAGGTTAGATGTCCCAAACAGGCACCTGTAACTGATATTACAGTACTGTTACAGAACAGCCCACACAGGTTCAAAAGCGGGACACAAAACCTCTATACTGAGTAATTACTCAGTACCAATCTCCTCACCCCCCAGGGGAGGAGATTGATACTCAGTACCAATACCAAGCACTTTGGCGCATACAGGCGACAAAGGAGCCAAGTTCCAAAAACCAAACGCACTGTAAATGGATATCTATACATATGCATGTGCGCGGGGGCCACCCCCCGAAGGGGGGTGGGGTAGGGTCACCGAACTGTGTTCGGTGGTCGGCTGCTGCACTTAGTACTCTGTACTAAGTAATTCTCAGTACTTTGTACTGAGTTTCGCCCAGGATTTACTCTGTAAATCGAGGAAACTGTCGGCAAATGTCGGACTGCTGGACCTACGGTCCAACCCTTGGGTGGTTGGTGGTGGTGGTGGGGT